TTGTCATTCTGCCGCCGCCAATATATCAAACATTGTAGCATACTCTGTAAAAGGTTCTTCGTGCATACCAGTATAAAAAGGTTCTTCGTGCATACCAGTATAACGCCAGACAATACGTTTATAACACTTGCGAAACCAAATCCATTGGCCTGTAATCGTACGGTGCGGAAAGACAGCGAAACTGGGCCACCAGTCTATCTGTACAGTAACTAATTCATTTATATATTTCATCATGCCCACCTTAACGCAAACATCATTGATTGTTCTTCATCTGTTATATCAACTACATAACCTGTGCGATATCCACACCAACCACCTATGACTCGATCATCATAATCTTCATAGTATGCTCTGATTTCCCATCCCGCCCCAATATATAATGCAACTTCCTCGCCATTGTCTGTTAGTGGTGTATCGCCCCGGCAATAATATTCGCCAACATTCTCTTCTAACCACAATTTGATATCCTGTAATCTATGTTCATGTTCGCGGATATCCTGTATTTCACGGCGAGAGATTTCAAATATACCCATTTATAACCATCTTAATTTAAACATTGTAGCATACTTTTCCTCAGAGAAGTAGAATGTATAACACCTAAATGGTGCATCTACGGTCCATGGATTATGCCGATTTACATTATCTTTCCAAATAGCTTGGTTGCCAATATAGGTATTACACCATTTAACAATTTCCATATACTTTTGGACATCAATATCTAATTCAACTTGGTCTGCTATCATGCCCACCTCAACATAAAAGTCATCCGTTGTTTTTCGTCCATTATTGTAAAACTAGCAAACTGGCCTTTTTCGTCAGTCCACTGATTTCTAAATCTAAAATCAATACCGTTATTGTTAAGCCATTGCCACACCAAGCTAGTATATTCACCGTAAGGACAAGGTATCTTAACAGTTGCGTTCATATCTGCTACCAGTTCCGGGCTCGGTTTGTATGGATTCTGTTCGTTGTATACAATCATCCCCACCTCAACAAAAACATAGTACGATCCGCATCGTGGTCAAAGTGTAAAACCATCCCTGTTTGCCTAATGCCAGACCCGTACTCGTCTATCCACTTCTCAATGTCTTTTTGATTGTTAACCCAATGTACGTAATCTTCGATGATTAGCATAAGTGCACCTGTCACAGGTGACATAGCAGGAATAAACTTGCCGCCGGCTTGCATTTGTATTACCCCGTTGAGAAACTGTAGCTTTTCTCCATTTTCTTCTATAGTAACTAAATCTAAGCCGGGCATTATATTTTTAAGAGTTCTTTTCATATGTCAGTGTAATGCGATTAAGTGCTTGTCTGGGGTAGATATGTTTGCTTTGTACATAGATCTGCCCATCAGGAAAGTCATAAGTTAGCATCCAATTAAAATAACGCTTATCGTATATTTGACCTTCTTTGTACATTACCGTTTCCACTAAGTTAGGTAATGTACGCTCTGCAGGATATACGCCACCTGGATTCTTAATACGATCAATTAAGATTTCGTCTTGTAATTCTCTGTAAGTCAGCGGTTCTACTTCAATATCAGTCCATAGAGGATTTTTACGTTCTTTATTTAGGAACGCAATCATGTCCTTGTCCCGCATAATAAGTTTTACTTTCATCACGACCACCTTAACATAAAAAAATTAACATCTTCCATTCGTTCAAAATATATAATAGGCAAATCTCCGCGGCAGTCAACGAGATCGCCAAAGTTTTCTTTTGCCCATTCTTGCATCTCTATACGCTTACGATATGATGCAGAACCTATAGTTACTTCAATATGTTGTTTTTCCATTATGCCCACCTTAACGCAAATAACACCGCATCTTTGTCATCTTCGAACTCTACAAAACATTCTTTTGTCCAGCTAGGTGATTCATAAAACCGTGCTTGACATTTTGCGTTACACCAGTACCGTAGATCAAAGTTCTTTAAAAGATCTCTACTGTAATAAACACGATGTAGCACTGGCAGATGTATACCTGGCATTGTTTCTTTATAGGTAATCATGACATCCTTAAGGCAAATAATGTTACATCCTGCGCCGAAGCAAATCCCAACTTTATAACACCGTTGGCATTGGCACTATAAAGAATATTGTGCTTTTCTTCAAACCACCGAACCATTGACTCGTTTGAATAATCCCTTTGATTATTTGGCAATGATACTTGGTGGGCCCGCCACTCATCAAGTACGTTACTGTAGGGCTTTAATAATCGCTCAAAGCGAACGTAATACCTATCTCTCATCACAGCGACTCTATATCCCTACAAATAAGTTTAAGCCATACAAGTTCTTGTTCATTGACTTTGCCCCAACTTGTGTTATTACTAGGTGCTTTAACAAGTGTAACACCATTGGCATTTTCTAGCCACACACGATTGCTGTTCTTTAGTGCTTCGTCGTGCAAGTACCTCCATCCTACTGTACCGGGTTTAACATCAGTAATACTAAGGTACTTGTGCGTATTGCCAAATATAGTAATGTTGTCTTGAATTTCGTAATAGTAGTTAATCATAGTCTTGACTCCAGTCCCGGGACCTTCATTACCTCTATAATATTACAATGTATGCATCGCTTATTAAGAACATAGTGCTGTATAGACGTATAATTCTTGTCTTTGATCCACTGTCCCTTGTTCCAGTGTGTCCAACGATGTATACCAAAACGACACCAAAAACTATTCACAAGTGGAGACTCATCCTTTAATGCTCTAACTGTATTTTCGTGTTCGATATTCATTTTGTCTGATTAAATTGATGTTTATTACAGCAAAGGCATTTTCTGTATTGTGTCCATTTTTCATTTAACATAGGTTCTTTCCAAAAACTCCACCTGTGTAATCCCAAACGGCATTGCCAACGGTATACAGGAAATGGTTCATGCCCTTTAAGGACTCTCATTGTATTCTCTTTATCAACATTCATCTGTGCGATTCCACTCTTCTTCGTAAAAATCAACTTGCTGTTGTATGTCTCGATCATCATAATGCTCAACACGCATTAATGTCAGTTCGCCTTCGTACTTTAATTTTAGCATACTTTCTTGCTTATCATCAACGGTATCTACCCAATATTCTGCTCGGCCTGCTATCGAAATTGGCTGTCCGTTACGGTGATTAACAAGATTATGAAAATCATGTGATTCGACTTTAGATTCAAGTTTATTGCAACACCCGGTTATCCAATTATAGTCAGCTTCATCTAACTGTGGCCGGTCAATACGCCAACGCTTTAATATCATAGCCAATACAATGCAAACAAGCTCGCATCCTCTTCTCGTACAAATTGTATAAACTGTGTACCAAAAGCAAATCGTTGATACCAACGGTCTAGTCGCATATGGCCAAACTGTTCAGCACACCATCGAGCAATTTCTATATGCTTGTGATAATACTCGTCGCGATCTAATGTAAATTCAATCATAGCCATTGTAATCTAAACATAGTTTCTGCGGCATCATCAAAGAAGTCTAAATGCACTTCTTCAATATAAGTGTGCTTTACATAACGAGCTTCAGCAAAACGTGGACAAAATCCCAATTCGCGACGCATCTTTTCTCGAATCATAGCCGTAGCTTTGCCGTGTTTTTCCTCTATGTTATTACGAACAATAGACCATTCGTGCTTTGATAATGTAATCATACAAACCTCAGCATAAATGCTGTTAAATCTTGCTCAGTCTTATAAACTATACCAGTAACATATATTTCATACTGCCCATTATCATCACACCAATCTTTGATTTCAAAAAGCTCATCCCAATTCTTCCATTCAATGGCAATATGGTTGTAGCGTTGATCGACTGTTAGTTTCATTCTCGAATACCTAAGTATTTTAAGTTATAGTACGTAAGTGCTTCGCCCGTTAATGGTGCGTATATACGAATCATAAATCCATAATCGTGTGAGTCGCAGAAGAATACTAAATCATCACACTTTGTTTTAAGCCACTGAGCTTCTTCGGTTTGTTCCCACTGATATATAGGATCAGCGGCATACAAATAAGGATCTTCACAATCGCCCATGCGTATTTCTTTAACTAAGGTTCCTCTACCATTCTTCATAGTTATAGTTTTTCTTTAATGCGTAAAATGTAAATTGTTGTTCCATCAGGTCAATAAACTGGTTGGCTTGATCCAATGACTCTAATATAATACCTGTTGCTACACGATTAGGAGTGCCACGTTCAAATAACCCTCTTATAAAATAGTCTCGGTTGTTGTCATTTACCATCCACATAGCTTCACAACTAATCCACTGCACTTCCCATTTGACATACTGCTCTAATGAAAACGTTTGTTCAGGAACGGGATCCGCAGGGTTAGGCGGCATAGTCTTATAACTCCACAGCATACCGGGATTCTTAGCACGATAGTATTCTACATTGTAGCCAATGCCTAACTCACCTGGCTTTATGTTATCAAATATAATCTCGCACAATCTAAACTTGGTTATATCCGCTTCAATAGGTCCCAACTCACACCAATCAACGTACCACTTATCGGGGGCGCCTGGGCAACGATCAATCTTAAACTGGCTTTTAAAGTTCACGGTGTAAGTTAGTGTAAGCTACCCAAAACTTATAAACAAGTTCCGAGTTATAATCATCAAAACCTAAGTAATCATACAATTCCTGCATCATTTGATTAAACGGGTGCCATTCCATAAATGTATTATCAACATCAATCATAAATGAATCAAGTTGATAAAACTCTTGATCTTTGTAATAATATTCTCTAGCAGAGATATAACCATTGTCGGTTAGAGTATGTTTGCTACTTTTTAATGTTGCTGCTAATGCACGAAAATTATCAAAGTTTTTAAATTCTATAATCTTTGCCTGCGGATAGATTAGCATTTGCTTCATTAGTGTACGATAATCGTGTGTTATTGTACAGGAAAGTTTTCCTTGGGTTAGAATATCATTTAATACTACATTACAACTAATTCGTTCTCTTATAGTTTTAATATTGTTTTCTTTATAAAAATCTTCGTGAATTCCGTATAGCTTATCGCAACCAAATTCGTAGTCGAACCAGTTTCTCATATTATCAATTGGTGGCAAAGATTTCATTACACTTTTAAGTTTAAACTCATAGTATGTAGGATCGAATTTTTTAAATTTTAAATCTAGTCTGGCCAAAGGTTCGCTTTGTACAACACAATGTCTACTGAGTGCTAGGCAGTTAGCAATAAACTTTCCGCCGGTATATGTTGGGTATACTAATATTATCATTTAAAGTCCATTAATTAATCCGCCGACAAATTCTGCTGTGTATTCTTCTTTATAACGACGCACACCGCCAGTCTTTAATTGAAACATAAGTGCATCTTGTTCGTTGTTAAATGTAAAGTCCATCCAATCGTGTGTAGGATTAAAACTTACATTTTCGCCGGGTAACCCATAGGTCTCTACAGTCCAGGCAAGTAGTTTAGTCCATTCTCGGGCAGTATCATCGTTGTAGTTCCACGGTACTCTAATCGTTACGCTCATTCTTTGCTTTCAACATGCGCCAAGCTCTTGGTTCTAAACGCCGACAATCCCAATATAACTTCTTCTTAACACGACTGTATCTAAAGTAAACATACCAACGATCTAAACTTAATACAAATCCTACGCTACGATCACCTGGGCGCCAAACGCTTAATCCAGGTTTAACCGGGTCGCCTTCTTTGCGCCACTGTATTATGCCCATTTTAATGTTGCCGCTAAAAACATTTGTTCTGCATCTTTGCGATTACGATACTTCCATCTACTTCCCCACGTACCAGATTTATTGCGTAGAGGGTCAAAGAAGTCGCGAATTTCGCGTTCAACCTCGTGTTCTAATGTCCAAGCTTCGCAACGAACTTCGTACCACTTCTTATCTTTTTTCTTGCGTTGCACAAGAGCAAAGCATCCAACTTCGCTTAATGTTTTATTCTGATTACTCAATGTGCCCACCTTAGTCTAAATAATGTTTCACTCGCTGAATCGGGTAAATAGAACCTCCAATGATAACTGGGAAAGTCTGTCATAAAGTTCCATTTACCCGATTCAAAATGTCGATTACACCATCGTATAATTCTCTCGATTTGTGTTGGGGTTAGTTTAGTTGTATTAAGTACTACACAGTTGGGTTTAGAAGTCATATGTTATTATAACATATTGGGAATTAATTGTCAGGGTTTTTTGAGCGTGTCCCACACGGCTTTTTGATCCAAAAACTTCTTTTCGAGTTCTCTGTAACGGTCAGCACACTCTTTGAGTTCGTCAAACTCTTTTTCGAGTGCGGGATTGGGTTGCATGATAGCCATACGTTCGTGCATGGTTATCAAGGTCTTGTGTAAACTTAGGCCATCAATTTCGATATCCGAATCCGTAATTTGGACTTTTGGTTGCTTATTGTAATATGGTGCATATGGTGCTGCGGCTGTTGACCAAATTGGATTTACACCGGTTGCAGTGGTATAAGTCAATCCGGCGCCGCCGGTGAGTGTTACGTTACTGTAATTTCCAGGATGTGAGTGTCCGCCGACACCTGCTCCAGTCACTGGTATTGTTGTTGAATAATTTGGTTGATTTGCCATTATAGTTCAATCTCAAATTCATTGGCTTTAAACATCTCTGCACGATCTTCATAGTTTTTGTAACCACGTGGGTTGCATACAATACGGGTGCTACCAATCATATAATCAAATACATCATGAGTGTGCCCATGTGTCCAAAGTTTGATCTGTGGATTTTCCAAAATAAATTCACTTAGGTCACTACTGTAAGCACCATTCATTAAGGTATCACTGACATATTGTGGTTTAGTACTTGCTTTGCTCGGAGCGTGATGAGTTACCACAACAAACTTTTGTGCAAATTGATCTTTAACTGTTTCTGCAATAAATTGTCGACTTGCATAATGATCACTTACAGTACGTTCCGGATCTAAACGATGATAAACATTCTTAGCTTCATTGAATTGTGTAATCTGTTTGTAATCATTCATAGCCGACTTCATATGGAACATGGTTAGTGGATCTGCTTTGTTCATATCGGTCCACAGGGTTGCGCCAACAAAGATAACATCATCAATTTGATGTGTTTGGTTTTCAAGCAAGGTTACGTTGCTGGGTAGATTAGTGGCAATGTGTGCATACGTCTTTTGGTAGTTGTAACCATAGTGTTCGTGATTACCCATTACCATAACTACTTCGCGGTATTTACTACATTCTTCATTGAAGAAACGTGCATAACGATCAATGCGACGCTCAGGGCGTCCGCCCTCTACTAATATAGTTTTCATTAGGTCTGGGTGAGCAGACACAAATGCAGGAGTCTTGTATAAGTCTTGTTTAAGGTGTTTGGCTTCGCAAATATCGCCCGACAGGATTAGGATATCGCCGCCAGGTAAGGTAAGGTCTGCGAAATCAAGATGTACGTCCGAAATAACATTGATTTTCATACTGCTATTATACTACAGAAATACTTATTCGTCTACGAATCTTCTGGTTAATAATAGCCAACCAATTTGATCAAAATCATTTTGGATTTCTTCAGTAACATAGCTTTCTTCTACAAATCCAGTGAAATCTGTACCAACAAAGCCTGTACCACTACAGTACCAATCAATATAGCTGTCATCTTCACGTATTTCTGCAATCATTTCTGCAGCATAGTTCCAGGTGCAATCCCAATTGATATTACTTAGAATACCCCAAACATCTTTGGGAGTATATTGATTATTGCATAGTGCGGCATACAAATTTTGAGCATAGATCTCTTGGCGTCGTACTTTGGATATAATCCATTGTGTACTACGGATATCACGCTCAAGATTGAAAACTTTGCGGCCCATATAGTATATATGATGGACGTAAAAAAACCCACCGAAGTGGGTTTAGTATGAAAACAACATTAACTACTTAATTAAGCAACTAAACCTTGTGCAATAGCACGGTAAGCGATCTGAACCATTTTGCGTGATGCTTCGCCATAACGATACTCAGTTACTTTAACGCCATTTCCAGCGGTACGTTGGTTGCCGTAGATAGCAAAACCAGCGTGGCGAATTTCGCTGATAGTAGCAGTGGGGTTCTTAATACCAAAACGGCTAGTAATCTGTGCTGGTGTTAATACTTCGCGTTCTTTAACTAAAGCATTAAACAATTTACCTTGTTTAGTTTTTGGGTCAAACTTCTTGAATTTTACTGTAATAGACATGATGTCTCCTTTTTAAATTTAAAAGCTGTTAATTAACAGCATGATGCTAGTGTAACATTTTTATATCTTTAATTGCAACGACTAATTTTACCAAACTTAAAATAAATATTAGTATGACTACCCCTACACCCGAAACTGGACGAGCACGACATAATCCAGATCCTTATAATACTAAAGTGCCTGCTGTAGCAACTCCTGCACATACGCCATTAAATACTCCTATAGGTGTATTCCCACAATTTGAGCCCAAGGATGAATCATGGCCTTGGGTGTATGGCAACTAATTCTGTTGAGTGGTAATACCACGCCCTAATATAGTTCCATATACAGGTTGTTCTTCGGTGTATAGTACGTCGAATCCATTTGCTAACAACAATGGAATCACACTTCCCGATTTACCTGAGTAGTGTCCCCACCACTTATTAAACCAAGTATCATCACATACCACTAAGCAATGTTCGGCCATGTGCGGCAAGGCCGAAATCATCTGTGATAAATGGGCACTTTGACTATTTACGTTATTCATAACCATACCAAGTTCGGTATATCGTTCTTGTTGCTCGCGAATAACATCCTCGGGCTTATCTGGATGCCAATCCCAATCAAAGTTATCTAAGTATAAAAAACTAATTGGTTGCATACCATATATACGGTTACGTAAGTATTCCTCGCCCTTGGCTGTAACTATTTCGACATTAATTAAATCCATATTTCGAACAAACTCACAGTTCACTGGATCTACGTCTATAGTAGTTAATTTAGTACCCAGGTCTCTTGCCCACTTAGCCAGTGTTGGTGTACTACTATCATCGCCTTGACGACTAGTACCTATTTCAACAAACTCTCCTGCATCAAGTTGACTTAGGTACTGTTCAGCCACTCTAAATACTTGTCCCATTACTCTTTATCGCGTTTGCGGTTTAATGCTTGACGTGCTAGTGCTTCTTCAACACGTGCATAACCCTTAATGAAATCACGACGTTGATTCTTGTTGGTGAAAGTTGCAGCAACACGCTTTACGGATTTTGATACTTTTACTGCTCGTGAATCATATGACATTTTATTTTCCTTTAAGTTCATTTAATACAAGTTGTTTACTGCGTTCAATATCTTCTTTGTCTATGGCTAACATTAGCCTAGGACCTAGCAAGTTAATAGCCGTTAGTATAGCACGGTTACCTTCTTCGGTCAAGTGGCAGTATTCTGGCCCTACTGTTGACTTATGAAAGTACTGCCGATCCTTTAATAGTTCCTTAATAGTACCTACAAGCATCTTTTCAAGATCACGGGTTATCATTTGACGTCTCCTAATCTTCAGGCCAAGGACTTGGTGTCCAACCCAGAGCCGCAAAATCTTCACAAATTTCATCTGTTACTGTTCCCTCTGGTACATGTTTACGTTCAATAAAAATTCTATCTTTCATCTCGATATGTTCTATAAAATCATATCCCCCAACAATACCCGAACAATACCAATCCATGTAATCTTCTACTGTACCATCTACCCCATTGCGGAAGTCTGCTACAATACCGCCAGCACTACGCCATGAGCAAGACCAGTACTCGTCTGTAAGGATAGGAATAACTTCAGCAGGTTGCCAGCGCATATTGCACAGAGCGGCATAGACGTGTTGGGCATAGTCTTTGCGGGTTCTTACTTTTTCTATAAACCACGCACAAGCACCGAGTTCGGCTTCTAAATCACGATCCAAGAACACGTACCTCTTGAACATTTGCAGTTTTAAAGGCACGCCATTCTGACTTATCTAAACACCATACTGTAATAGTTTCTGGCTTGTATAGTTTTGTTTCGTGTAAGGTTGTTGCTTCACGTTGTGGCATAGCTTCCTTACGTAATGTACAAGGCATAGTACGTACTGTACCATCCTTCTTAGTAAAGGTCACTTCACAATCGTGCTCGTAGAGCAAGTGCGTAATTTCACGTTCACGGTCTTGGATGTCCAAGTCGTTTAATTCTTTTGCTTCGTATTTGATATCAAAACTCATGTGTAATCCTTTTTTAAGTCTATTAGTAGTGCCTTCTGTTCCGCTTCAAATGCTCTGTATAGTGTAGCAAAGTAAGCAAATACAATCAATGATTCCATAATACCAAAATTAATATATCCAACTTCTAATGCAGTTCCGCTACCGTCTGGGCCAAGCCATAATCTCACAATACCAGCAAGGCCACTAGATATAGCAAGACTAATCACAGTCCAAACACAAATTAGTTCTCCGCCAAACTGATCCACAAAATCATCCCAGAAACCACAAGGGCCAGCAACAAGATTATGAAAGAATTTACGGATTAACCATAAGATAAATTGGTGTGCTTTAATCATATTAGAACTCGTACTCCTCTTTAAGTGCTTTAACTAGTGCTTCTCGCTCTCGTTTAAATGCCCAGTACATTGCCCGTATCATAGCAGATAAAACAAAGGCACCTGCGAATGTCCACCAAGCAATAATAGTATATACCGCTCCTTGTTCGTTGCCGATTGCTTTTACTACCATACCTAAAAGGATGCCAGACATCATAACCATACCAAATATAAATATGCCAAATGGTATGCCGGCGTCCCTAAACTCCCGAGCGAACCCTTGATGAATACGGCTAGGTGCGGATATCAATCTACCAAACATTTTACGAGCAATCCATTTAACGAACTGTACCGCTTCAGTCATTCTTCAACTCCGAAATGTTCACTATATAAGTTGTGCAAGGCCAGCCAAGTACTGTGACCCAAGAACCCCGAGTTGATTTTTTCACATTCCTTAATAATCAAGTTGGCGAACTTTTCAACAAATACTGGATCATAATAATGAATTGAATCTCCGTTATTTTGAGCCTTGACAGCAAGTTCTTTAATCTTCTCGTTCATTTCTTCTTTCCAATTCCGTAGCGTTTAATTACTGCTTTAATAAAGTCTTCAGTTCCTTCTACTCGGTTTCCATTATCAATGGCGGCGTAACAACCCAGCACATCATTAATAATCAACTCAGCAAACTTTGCTACGTTGGGATTACCGTCATCTATATCAACGCCATAGCCAAAATAGTCTAATTTGATATTGGCCTGTAACGCAAGGTCTTTAATCCGCTCGTTCATAATGACCAAGCTCCTTTTACAGCTAAACCAAATAGGAATAATCCTGCGGTATTAAGAACGGCAAACACAATAACACCCGCCCACCATAAGATTGTTTTTAGTAGTTCTTTAATCCGCTCGTTCATATTCACCACACCAATCATCAATATTTGTTAGAGGAAAACTAATATCACGCGAAGCTCCAGATGGAGGAAATCTTCTACATCGGCCCGAGCCATAGATAATATTCTCAGGATTCAGTTTCTTCCAATATTTACAATTAAAACAAGTGTCTTTAATTCGTTCGTTCATTACCGACTCGCTATCAAAATTATTAATCCTAAAACACATCCTGTTATTGGGTATCCTAACGAGATTCCTGTTATAGTAAATACCCAGGCCAACACTATGGGCATCATTCAACTCCAAAATGTTGTTTAATCTGATCCGCAGAAAAGTATGCGCCTTGGCCAAATTCTGGAGCAATATCGTTATTACAGTCCCCTACTTCGATGCATACTTTAGTACATTCTCGAATAATCAACTCAGCAAACTTTTCATTAAACTGTTCCATCCAATCTACGTGCCCATCTTCCCAAATCTTGCCCGGTGTTTTAGAACGAACAGGCGGAGTATATACTTCATTTACGTATTCGCCGGCTTGTTGAGCAAGTGGTTTAATCTTTTCGTTCATTATATCTTTTCTCTCCAAGTGGCTAGTTTTACCAATTCTTCATATGTAGTGTTTTCTTTCTTTATGGTCATATCCAATAAACTTTCAAACAGAACCATAACAAACTGTGAAGCTAACCCACCATTAACACAATTATCTAAAACTTCCAATATTTGCAATGCAGTTGGTTCATCATTCCATTTTTCAATAAGTGGAAACACACATGGATCCAACTGACCTTCGGGTGCTTCTAGTAAAGTTTCTTTAATCTGTTTGTTCATAATTTCTCTCCTGGTTCAAATCCGCGGAATCCTTTAAAACGTGGGAATCGTAAACTGTAAGTGCCGTCTTGGTTTTGTGTTACAGCATCAGCACGGACTTCAACCAACTGCCCAATAACACTAGCACTATCACGCCAAATGTCGTTTCGCATATCATCAGTGAGCCCACTACCAACATTGACGGTAATAGACTTCCCGTCGTCTTGTCCTTCACAAACAAGGGCTCCAAGACGTCCAACATTCTTTCCTGTACCTTCTTCAACATTCTTAACCTCCAAAGTTACTTCAATATACGGCTTTTGTTTTAACCAAGCTACACTACGTTTACATTCATACCCAGCTTCGGGATCTTTAATCATAATGCCTTCGTATCCACCAGCAATAGCACTAGCATTGATAGCACTAAATTCCTGAGCACCTTCTGGGGTATCTAAGTCCACAAGCGCATTTTCTAACACAGTAATATTAGGCATATGGTCACGAATAGGGCTGTACCAAATCTTTAGTGCATTACTACGTTCACGCTGGGTAACCTTACTAGCACCAGTTTTAAACTCAGCTAATGTAAGAATATCAAACAAGTTTAACACAGCGTCATTGGCCAGCACATCACTCTTACGATGTACTTGTGTCATTAAGTCTTGGAAACTACTAGACATAATCTCACCATCAAACACAACGGGTTCTGGTAAGAATACTGCGTGTTTTGCAAACTGCTCTTTAACGTGTGGAAAGTTTACCAGTTCTTTACCGTTACGGCTGTACATATCGACATGCCCGCTAGGATACACAATAGTAATAACGCGAACTCCATCCAATTTGACTTCAATGAATTTCTTCCCTGAAACTTTGGATTCGTGGTTAGCTCCATCATGAGCCAACTGACAGCTAAACACAGGTATAATATAATCAGCATTTACTTTTCCAGCAATCTTATTAATAGTTGTTTCACTAGTACCACAGCGCAAATCTTTAATAAGAATACGACGATACCACAAGTTCCACTCTGCTTCTCGTGCATTCATACGCATATGATTGATTGCGGTAAGTGCGGCATTGCCAGATAATTCACGTGCGGCTAGCTTATTAGCAGTTTGATAAAAGATATCAGAATTTAAGCCTTTACCATCTCCAGTCTTTTCTGCAACTTGGCGGACGCCAAAGGTAACCATGCTGTCGAGAGCAAGTCTGGTACCATCAAAAAATGCAGTATTGCCCGCTTCAGCTTCACGCTTAATGACGGCTTCTTTGGCCAACCGACTATTATCTGCTTCTAGCTCTGCAATTACTTCCCATGGTTTCAACATTAAGCTACCTCTTTCTCACGGAATGATAAAATTATATCACGTACACGCTCACGGTCTACGCTGTCACCTTCAAATTCTGTTTGACCAAAATCTTCTTCCATACAAACTTTGTATAACTGGGTTGCAAGGATAATCTGCTTTGAAGTAAAACCATAATCATAAATGCCATTAGGACCATAAAAATCTAACATATATTTGGTAAAATTTAAGTTCATTTAATGCTCCTTGTTATTCACTATACAACTATTATAGCATTTTGGGAATTAACGGACAACCACTTCAGAAGTGGAAGTCCCTTACCCAATCAAACCGTGTAGTAGCGGGAACCCAACGTCTTTGCTGTCTTTTGTGCTCAGGCAGATGTAGATCGAACTCAACAAGAACCCAGTCCCGTTGTTGCGAAAAAGCAACAGTTTCTTGGGTGCGTACAACCCGAACAAAACGATCGTTAAAACGAGCAACAGTTATTGTCATACACCCTCCTATATAAGTTAAGTAAGGGTAAAGTCCACCACGCTTTACTGTAACGGTGCTTCCGATCAACGTCAGTAGCATTTCTGCTACTAGTATCTCCTGCTCCTCACTATACAACTATTATAGCATTTTGGGAATTATTGGTCTACCGTTTTCTTATGGGGTTTTAGCCCAGTATCTGTTACACCTTGCTTATACCATGCAGTAACAGGATCATCAACTGGAGTCATGTCATGGACATGATTAGCCCAAGCCGACATTATACTTTTACCAACACCGGAACTGGCATACATAACCGAAAGTTCACCACGCTTTAAACCAGTAGAAAAATGTTTTTGCCAAGGTTGTACGTCAGCCATTGAATACTCAGTTAAAGTTTCAAGTTCTTTATTGTTCATTTTTTACTCTGTGTGGTTCTAATCCTGTGTCTTTTACACCTTCCTTATACCACTGAGTAACGTCATCTTCATTTTCAGCTTCGTACTCAGCCATTGACTCACTAATACCAAACTGTTCGTCTAGCTCTTGCGGCAACTCGTTTTTTACGTCTTGACTATCCATACCAGATAAATCGTAGTCAGTTACACCATGTTCATCGTAAATACCAGCAAATGCCGAACCCGGTTCATACCAAGATGCATAAATGCGGAAGCCTTGATTAACTAAAGATTCGTATGCTTGGACTGGTGGAGACCATGCACTATCAAAATAAGCAACGAGCTCGTTATCGTCCCAAGTGTTAATGCCTTGACTATTACCTACGTCCCACTTAGTTCCCCATTCGTTAATACACCAATCGTACCAGGACTCATATCCATACTTGGCTTTATTAGCGGCACGAATAGCATCATATTTTTCAGCATGAGGACCACCACGTGAACTTGCACCATCTGTACATAATTCGTTAGGTACAGGAATAAACTCTTGCAAGAAGTTACCGGCGGCAAAAGCATCTTTTGCCCTTTTGATCATGTTGGGATCATCGTGCCCCAAGGTAATCATATTTGAACACCAATTAGGCATGGTTATTCTCCTGTAATTGATTCCACATATACTTCTGTTCGCATTGTTTGTAGTAAGCATCGCGAGCTTCTTTGTTCTCGCACCAGTCAGCTACAGCTTTATAACTACCTTGAGCTTCTCTAGGAGCACATTCGCGAATCCACATAGCCAAACCCCAGAACGATTGCTTATTGGCCATATCGGCATTGTATAAAGCACGTTCAAAGTCATAGGCAAACATAGCTTCTAAGTGCCCGCCTGGTGGTAACCCGTCGAACAAAAAACGATTTAATGCTTCTGTAGTTTGCTCAGAGAATCGCATACCCATATACCTAAGGTTTTCGTGTACGTCTCTTTCAAGATCAAGTTGAATACGATCGCTCATTTTTTATTTCCATATTTTAATTCAATAAATGACACTAAGGTATCATCCACATTAAGACCTAATCCTGCAACCCTTAACCCAAGATTATCTAAATGATTAGGGAAGTCAATTGGATCGCCACCTTCTGCTAAAAACTCTGCCCGAGAGTCCTGGATATATCTATACACTATATCTCTTTCTCTAAGATCTCGAAAATTATAAATCATACCAATCCTTCTACCATAGAAATAAGGATCATCTTAATATCCTCAATGGTTTCAGCATCGTGGATACGTTTGTGGATCCACTCCTTACGCTCGTCTTGTGCATACTGTTCTGCTTGTGCGTCTGTTCCGTGGACGGGGCAGTCTGGATCTACTGTAATCCAAGGCCCACCCATTTCATAACAGCGATGTCCGCAACTCATTGTTCAACTCCGAAATGTTGTTTAATCGAATCAACTGCTTCAAAAGTTCCCATATTATAAGTGTTGTAACCTTCTCGTGGCTCTTTCCTATTAGACTCAACGGCTCTTATACATTCTTGAACAATCAACTGGGCCAGTACTTGAGCACGACCGGCAATTTCAGGTGCGGCATATCCTGCCTCTAGCATTAGTTCTTTTAATCGTTCATTCATCTTGTTTCCTCTTGTTCGGCAATTTCCTTAGCAACTTCTTCGTGCAAGGGCTTAAACTTGCCACGATAGGCCTTAACATACCAAACACCGTGATCATACAAATAAAAGTATTCGCAATCATTATAAAAATTAACCCAGGTATCTTCACCGTCAAAGCTCTTAAACTCAACACCTTCTTCACCACGATCGCGACCATAGAAGCGACATTGTTGAGCATAGCCATCGGCATCATCATATACCATACGATCATTGAAGCTGATCTGCTCACCAATCTCCTTGCCCAACACACTCATATCGCCCATGGAAATCAACTTGCTTACTTTAACAGAATCTGAATAGTTCTCTAATAGAACCCGACCATTATATGCCAAGTATCCGTCACTGTGACAGTAGATGGATTTAATACGATCGCCATGTTTGATTGCAATGCTTGAACGTGTACTCATTATACCTTCTCCTCTATTGATTTAATATGACGGCATTCGCCTCTAAATTTAAAACCGCTACAAGTACAAGTATACACATTTTCTATTTTTTGGACAACATAAGAGTTGCCTTTACTACCATCTACTTTCCAAGTTTCGCCCGGTGCTTCGTCTAGGTTAATCTCACCTAGCTCTTTAACTTCTACAAAAGTTCTACGACGTGCATCAAAGTTTAACGGTTTTTTAAATGTAAATGTATCACCCGATCTTGATTTAATGTAACCATACATCTTGCTCTTATCAGTGGAAAGCAAGTATGTATGATTAGGAGTTGGCGTAGACCAATCATTGGTAGTTTCTTTGAAAAATTTCATATTAGAAACTTGGATCCATGTATTCGTGTTTACCCGGCATCAAGTAGCAATATTTACAACCAGTTTGGGTGTAATACTCTCGACCGTCTTTAGCAACTTTGCGAGTATATTGACGACCAGAATCTGTAAAAATAAAACGCTTAGTCATACGCACAATTTTACCATCGTAATAACGATCTCCGCCAATACCATGGCTAACATCATCACCAATATTGTAAGTTACTGTAGTCATTTTCTGCTCCTTTATTTTCACTATACATATATTATACAATATTGGGAATTAATGGTAAACCGAAATTTTAGCCAGCAAAAAACCCCCAATTAAGGGGGTTTTAAGTGTTGTTTTTATGCAACACAATGTATTAATAAATATAATATGTTTTCAATATATAAGATTACTAATACAGTTAACAATAAGATCTATATAGGATTTTCGTCCAGGAACCCAATGGATAGATGGTACAATCATCAACGATGTGCCATAAACAGTAAAAAAAATACGCATTTATATAATGCTATGAGAAAATACGGTCTTAATAATTTTCAATTTGATATTATATATCAGTCCAATGATTGTACCCATACTCACAAAATAATGGAAAATTACTTTATTGTAGAATATCGTACTTATGTTGGCTTTCCGGACTGCAACGGTTATAATATGACCCTCGGCGGCGAAGGCGCAGTAGGAAGAGTAGATACTCCCGAAACTACAACAAAACGATCTACTGCAAAAATAGGTAAAAAAAGAGCGTCGATGACATTAGAGCAAAAAGCTAAGATATCTGCATCAAAAAAGAATAAACCCTGGTCTCCAGCAAGATTAGCAATAGGATACAAAAAGAAACCCACAGAAGTGGGTTCCTGTTAGTTTCTGTTACGAGGTATAACTACCCTAAGCAGTTTTTAGGCTGCTAATGCGAATGTATTATCATTTGCGGTTACTTCTTATTTGCTGATTACGTCAGTCAACTCTCGTGTTGCCTCTTTCGTTATCTCACCATGTCGAAACCGGTCGGACCCAACGAAATATACTCTGTTACATGTCACCGCTTCGCGCTTGCGGTCGAATATACTTCGGTGGATCCGGGGAGAATCGAACTCCCGTCCACAGCGCCTTCACTACGAAGGAATTACAACAATTCTTTACTTACCGCTTATACTGTTAAAACTAAAGCAATAACCGGAGGGGGAGAAAATGTATTAATAAATGCTATCCATTCATTCGCGGCCTCTTCGGTGGTCCAAATACGACTCGATGTTTTAGTATTTGGGTCATCTGTGCTGTTAATAAAAGTTCCATCTGTTGCTCCGGCACTAACCAATTCTGCAATTTTAGCGTCACGGATCGGTCTTTCTTCGGCAGTAAGAGATCTTGCAAACTTTACCTGAGTTGTGATTGTCATTTTAAATAATCCTATTAGTAATTATCTAGCCAGTCTTTAAGTTCTATCATTACGTATAATAAAACTGCTACTACAATCAGACTGGCCAGATATGTCATACAACTATTTAGCGTTAAACACAGCTCGGTCCGTACTTATTTTCACCTGGTGTGCTGGGGATAAACATGATAGCCAGGCTAACGACCCATCCAACATATGGTACTAGAGTTAGTAAAATCCATACACCACTTTGGTCAAAGTCACGAATACGTTGACTACCTGCGGCCCAACTGGTTACACCAACTGCAATGAATCCTGCGAATACTGCAAAAAATAACAAATATGCCAACGGTGCAACTGTGTCTGCGAGTGCTCCTGCAACACAACCAACAATAGCCAACCCAATTAATGCACCAATTTGAGCCAACAGTAATACATTATAACTTTGGCGATTACGACGTCCACTGAACTTAAATAAATCTTGAAATACTGGCTTACTCATATAATACCCCTTTAATTAAACTGTTATATTGAAACATACTACAGGAAGAACCACATCGCTCAACACCACTTGTTGCTTTGCTTTCTCATTACTGCCTACTGTTATATTCCGCCGCCTCAGATTTATATTGTTGCTACCTCGGACGCGATGGTGTCTTGTCCTACTTTGCAACTACCCCTGGTTTCATGGATTGTATACTCCCTTCATGCTTCTAGCAAGGCTAGCTCGCTAGCGAATCGGGCATTATTACAGTATACAATCCCTAACGGTATAGGTAACCTAATATGTTTCAATATAACAACGGGACTTATACGTTTCGCAACGAGTGCCCGTTATTAAAATTACTCTGCTACTGCGTCAAGCAATGCACGTGCTTTGATATCTTCCAATGATGGCTTAGTCTTAACTTTAGCACCTTTAGTAGATACTACGCCATTGTACTTGGCATCAGCCGCGTCGATTGCTGCTTTATAGTCAGCATTTGCATACAACTCTGATGTCTTAAGGAAAGTAACCAATGCCGGCTTGGTCATTGCTGTTGGCAACTCTAACAAATTAATGTCTGAGTCTGTTTTAGCCAAGATCTTAACACGTGTCATGTCACCAGCGAAACGTACTTTGTACTGGCCTTTAGTTTTAGAAACACCACCAACTTTGAACAATTTAGTCATTTTGTAAAACTCCATTTTTAAGTTAAATTAAATTTACTGCTTTATGCTAGACACACTCCAGCATATTTCATATTATAGATTATTTCGAATTAAAATGCAACCATAATATGAAATTCCTTTTACCAAAATTATTTGGCTAATTCTGTACTTTGGGACTTAACGGTTTCAACACCCTTGTCCAACATTTTGGCAATACCACCGAAGCCAACTGTTGCCAGGATTAAACCAAATACAGTCCCAATAATAAACATTTTCATGATTAGTCTTTCTTGCTAATATTTGTTTTAAACAAGGCCGTAATAACTCCCGCGGCCAACCAAGTATCAAATCCTAACTGAATATTGAGTGCCGGGAATAATGTATTCAATGCCCAAATAGTTGCAATAGGACCAATAACGATCATTACCAACGTAAACACTAATACCAATAATGCTTTATCCATTTTTATGCTACCTCCAACATGTTTGCAGGGACCTTGTATACTGTACCAGTTGTGGTACGCACCAAGACGTTTTTAACACTAACCTTTTCTACTACACCGTTATAAGTAATGCCACGACGTGAATCTGTAAACTTAACTGACGTACCCTTTACTAGTGCACCTTTATTCTTGTGGCCTAACTGACTACGAGCAAATTTTATTGCTTGACTAATATCGTCTAGTTCTGCATTGGTAAAAGTACCAGAAATAATACTACTACGAATATCGTGTAAACTTGCAATCATGATCTTCCTTCCAATTTAACCAATTCAAATTCCATTGCACGAAACTTTGGATCTAGTCCGCCACGTGGTCCACGAACACGAGCTAATTCTTGTTTAAGCTCACGGATTCTTGCTAATTCTTCAGGGGTAAATTTTGGCATATTAAACTCCACAGGCTTTAAGGAAACGGGCTTGGTCAAATCTTGGGTTAACCGAAGCACAAATTTTAGCAGTTTCGATCGCGTTTTGCAAACGAATTTCCATATTAGGAATTTCACTAATTTTTTTAGCTAAAATTACGAAGTGTTTTCTAGTCATTTTCTGCTCCTTATTAGTTACTATACAACTATTATACTATTTTGGGAATTAATGGACAACCGTTTTGCTAAGTCTTTGTACACACGGTAGTCTTCAAAATCGCTTACTGCACGGGCGGCTTCTGCTTTTATGAGTAAAATTGCATACTGTTTTCTGGCTTCTACACTCATTTACCGCTCCTTATTAATCACTATACATACATTATACAATATTGGGAATTTTGGGTCAACCCGAAAAGTGTTGCTTTTTTGCAACACTATTTTTGGTAAATAACTATAAGAGATGTGTATAAAAACAATAAAGAATTCAATAAAAAACCCGCTTAGTGCGGGTTTTGTGTTTTATGCTTGCATCTTTGGACGGCAACTAAACTTACCAGGATCTTCTGCGCCAATACCACGTAAATAACTTTGTGCTGTAGCCCAGGCGCTGTGGTGGTCATGGTCGGCAAATTCGTGTACTACATGTCCGTTGTCACGTTCGTATACTTCCCACATAGGTACGCCGTTTGGTGCTGTGGCCTGCACAGGATCGCCTGCACGATATTGCACAAACGCATCATCACGACCAGTTAGTTGATTAACATATAATCGAGCAGCACGGGCAACAAACGGGCTACTGGCACCAGTTGGTAAATAACCGTATACTCTTTCGCCAGCTTTAACTTCATAGTAATCGCCAGTAGCAGGACGTTGACTTAACATGCCTTCTGGAGGTGTATTAGTGTCTTGGTCTTGTTGCGGAGTACGATCGGCTACACGTTCTGCACTTGCATCTGTTGGAACTGTACGCATACTAACATCATAACGTTCTTGATATCTACGCTTAGTTTCTTCTGCTTGTGCTAGTGTAAGATCGGGGTGTGATGCAATAACTTGTCCTGTGGTATTGTTTATGTATTGCCAGGTACGTGGAATATCGTTTGCATCTTGCGGTGTGTCTTTTTCGTTGTGTAGTTCTAAATTAGCCACACTACCAACATCGTGTTGTTGTGCTACTTTAACTAATAGTTTCTGTGCTTCTTCACGACTAACATTGAATATTTGATCAATGACCCGACCAGTTGGGCGATAAACAACATTCCAATTTGGTTTAGGTGCTTTAATACGCTTGGCTAACTTTTCACGTTGGCTTAACTCTGGTTCTGGTGCTTCCGGATCTGCCGGACGTAAATTAAACGGAATGTTTTGATCAGCATACTTGTCATATACTGCGTCAGCGGCTTCTCCCTTAGTAGCAAAGCCGTGTAGAGTTTCTAATGTTTCGCCAGTTTCGTGGTTATACACTTCCCAATCACCCGACTCAGACTTCAATGGTCGTAGTGTATATTGTTTCTGGAAGCCTTCCATACTACCGCCAGGACTTAATCGTTTCTTAGCTTTTTCCCAAGCATCAGATTTTGTATATCCATGGAACTCTTCTCCGGCAACAGGTTTGCCATACGAATCCCATAGTTTCCAATCGCCCTTTGGTTCGTTGCTTAGTGCTTTATCGGCCCAGGACTTTTTAAGTTCTTCACTGCTGATAGCGCCTGTAGCAAAACGAGCAAATAGATCTAATGCGGGATCTCCTTCTACTGGACTAATAAGTTTATACAACTTCTTATAATATTCTTTACGTTCTAAGTCCGGACGACTAGCTACATACATAGCCTGTGAATAACGCATTAATGTATTTTGTAGTTTAGCAATATCTTCAAAATAGTTTGTGCCGCCAGCACTACGGAACTCAATGTACTTGGCACCACGGTTCTGTGTAGGATCGCGACTTGTTTGTCCACCTTGTGGATTAATACTTGTATATTTGCCAAATCCTTGATTATTAATTTCTAATGCTTTTTGTGCTAGTTCTAATAGATTGTGTTTCATTAAATCCAATGCACCGGCTACAGCTTCTTTGTTGCCTTTAACACGAGTCTTAATCTTTTTCATTGCAGCTTCGCAGAAGTGATTACCACTACGGCTAAACTCTTTAAGTACATGTTCGTCGCCTAAGAATAATGCTAACTTAACATAGTCAACATCGCCGCCTTTGCCCGGTAAACTAACGCCCATATGGAAACCAGTTGAACTGTTAGCATAAGCACCATTATCTGCGGCCCATTTAAAAAAGTCTTTCATCATAGTAAGACATTGTTGTAACGGCATAGGAGGACTAACGATCTCCACTGGCATGTCATCCGAGTCATTGGCATCTAAACTTGAGTCTGGTTCAAAGATCCAAGTAACTGCATCACGCTTAGCCGAATGGTATCCTGAACTTACTTTAGTTCTAATACCTAAGCGTTCTGCTAAGTCGTCAGCTAATCTTTCAGCATTATGTTCACTAAAGCCGCCTTCACTACTACTACCAGTGCCAGCCATGACAGGCCACATTAAATCAAATTTGTCTTGAACATCACTCATGTAACGTAAGCCAACGTCTGCAAAGAATCCAGAATCATCATCTATACTGTAACTGTCGCGGAATTCGTCTAATGCGTTTTGCCAATTGTCGTCGTGATCATTTATACTTTGCTCAACTTGTTCGGTAATTTCTGCTTCAGCTAAAGATTCGGCTTCTTTGTATGCTTCGTATGCTGGATGCGTAGCAATGAAATCTTGTTCTTCACTATGAGATTTAAAACGTGGTGCGTCATTGGCAGCCGCGAATGCAGCTAATACTTCTTTATCGCTATAGGTGTCTTGTAAATATTCTCTAATGAATTCTTCTTCGTCAAAGTCATCTTCAATTTTTTCACGAACGAGGTCTTGTTCTTCGTTTTCAAAGTCCTGCATCATTTCATTGTCAAACCACTCATAGTACATTTCGTCTAATTTTTCTTGTAGGTCACGTGAGGCACGATTGCCTAATCCATAACCATACTCATCGTTTTCAAAGAAGTCGATAACCTGCTGAATACTATAAGCACGTTCATCGGCTTCCATATCGGGTTCAAAGTCTTGATCGTAATCATCAGATTCGCCCATGCCGGTAAACACTAGTTCGGCTTCAAAGCCGGCCATAATGCCTTCTGCTTCTGGGCTACTAGCAAACTGTTGTAGTGTGCTGGGATTCATACGAAGCTCGTCTAATTGAGCTTCTTTTAATGTTCGTGTGCGTAGTTTGAATTGGTTATATCTCATAATCAGTCATAAAAATAGGGTAAGTTGTCTTACCCTAGTATTTATCAGTTTAACTTTGTGTTGTCTTAATCTGTATCTGCGTTAGCACCACATTTTTGACGTTTGGCGTTTGTCAATGCACCAAAATTAACTGGCCATTCTTTACCTGGTTGTAATTCAACACCGCCCGGGGGTAATGGGAAATTTACACCGGCGTCTGCCATGATAGTAGCAACAGGAACACGGAATTTGGTTAAGTCATTGCCCAAGTTAGGGTATGGTGCTGTGTGCGGGAATCCCCATCCAGCGTACTGTTTAGTTTGGTTATCAATAACAATTTTGTAGAAGCCATGTGGAACAATTACGCCCTTGCCAATAACTTTATCGCCTGGGCCGTATAAGCCACCAGCGATAACTGTAAATGAATTATTACCCTGTACTGCCCAACCACGTACACTAGTTTCTAATAGTTTCCAAATACCACGGTTTAAACTGCCAGCTTGTGGACTCATATTAGTCATTAAGAATGATTCAAATTCAACTTGTGTGTCCCATGACAAGTCACCGTCTGGGGCCATATGTCCTTTGTCGTATCCTGTACCAGCATAGTCGCCGGGAACAGCACCGTTTTGAACAAATTGGTTTGGAGCAAACGCATTAGTACGTGCTACGCAACCTAGTGCGTTCTGTGGTAGTAGTTCGTACATTACATAGTTAGGTAACTTGGCAACCGCATCGTACCCTACCAAGTATGCTTGCTGGCAAATTGGTTGTAATTGACGTTGAGTTTGCGGGAAACCATATGGTGCGTGTACCGCACATTGAGCTGGCGGGAAAGGTTGACGCTGTGTCCATGCAAACGCCGTAGTTGTAGCGAGGGCAAGAGTTAATACTGTTAATAGTTTTTTCATAATTAGAAATCTTCCTTGTGTATTATTTAGTGTATGGTACTAAAGCAGGAATAGTGTCTAACCCACGTGCTCGAGCCGCTGTTAGACGATGATTACCATCTAGAATCCACCCCTCTGCGTCTGCTACAATAGGCTTCCGCTTAATGTCGGACATCTGAATGCCCTTAACATGGTCCCAATTGATGTCAATAACACGACGATATGGGTCATCTTGGTGTGCAAACTCGGGACTTTTTAACTCACTGATTGGTATATTTTTCAATACCCATGCTTTATGTGCTAAGATGGGTTTAGGCATGTGATATTCTTTGTGAATACCGTTAACGTACTTTAATACCTGTCGTGATGTGAATAATTTACCTTCATGTGGATTAGTAACGTCAAGCACATCATCTTCAAATACTGTCATTTCAAATTGCTTGGGTTTAATTTTGCCACGTAACGCTAAACTAAGTTTATGTAGGGCTTCTTTACAATTTTCGGGTTTATACAGAATACCAATGCCGCCATTTGCTTCCCAAAGTTTGATGTTTGTTTCCCAGTCGTCAATTAAGATGTTAGGAGTATCATCGGCCTGTTGTGCAAACTTGTATTTTTCATGATCAAATATAACTGCTTGTGGTTGGTAATTTTTTAAATGACGTTCTAACCATGCGGTTTTTTCTTTGCTAGAATCTTCTACGTTGCTTAGTAACGGACTACTTAGAATACTGTACTTGCTGGCAAGAGATATTATGCCTTTAATTAATCGACCTGCATTTGGTAACACAGGTAACATTTTAAAAAAGCCGGGCTCTTGGGCAATTTGATCTACACCCAAATCTTTACGATGTATTTCACGCCAGTATGCTACGTCGTGCTCACGTGCCACTTCACCAAAGAAGTCAGCAAGAACTCCATCCATATCTACATAGACTATGGGTTTTGCACGACCTTCTGTTTCAAATTGAAATGACCTCATAGTACTATTTATGAGGTCATATAAGGGTTAGCCGTATAATTCTTGGTACAAGGCCCAGTTCTTTTGCAAGAACATATGATACATATTGCGCTGTTTAATACAGATTTCTTTATTGATAGTAATCCAATTAGCAGGTTCTAATTTAACTTCCACTTCGCTGTCGCCGTACATATTACGGGTTTCTAATCCGTGCTTGTGACATAAGTGTTGTATAGGTTTATTCCATCCTAAGCAATGCATATATAGTTCTTTATACCCACGATTACGTGCCCACAATAATGCTTCTTCCATCATTTGGTTAGCAACGCCGGTACCACGATAATCTTCGTGTACAATAACACCAAACTCTACAACACGGTTATGTACTGCAATATGAATAGTACCTACCCAACGCTCGCCATCTTTGGCTACCAGAAAGTAATGATCATCGGGATTTTTAATAATACGATCCACTAATACATCAATAACATGCTGGCTACCCGCTACCCCAAAGTATAATTGACGAGTTTCTTCGTCTTGAATTTCTAGCCAGTCTTTATACTGGGCATAATTGTTAGCGGGCAAAAATTCGGTAATAATCATTTTAGGTATCTCTCATGGTTTATACTAGTATACAGTATTTATACCATGCAATGCAACAATTATATTAAACTATTTTGTTCGAATCAAATTCAAACAATTTGTTTAAATTTTCTCTACGGTGTATGTTTTTGTATTTACTTAATGTAGGTAGTAGGTCGGGATTAATTAGAGATTTAGTAATTGTAGCATTAAGAAATTGTGGAATTAAATCGTTTATATCTAACTGTAGCAATACTTTAACAATTTCTATATTTTTGAATGGTGTCCACGTTATAGTATTTCCTAAATGCCAATGTTGATGGTCATTGACTAACATATCAATAACATGATTGTGTAGTAACTCAACTGTTGGAAATCGTGCTTTAATATAGTGTCTTTTATCCCAGTCTTTTTGAAATATTGAAATATTCTTTTCTTTAAAGAAATACGGTGTGTGGTAACTGTCTGGGGAATTGTAAAGTAATTTTTCTAAATCGATACCATGCCATGCACATAATAAACTTACAGTAGCCGGACCTCTAAGAAAGTATTCATCACCGCAACTGCCAGTTACAAAATAAGTCGGGTCCTTCCAATGATGTATTTGAGTATATGCCCAATAATCTGTTAACCAATCTGTATTACGCATAACAAACAAATCAAGTTCAACTAATTCGTAATCTAATAATGTAAAAGGTTTATTAGTATAGTCGAGCATACTATATAATAGTAACGTATCTAAACCACCACTGCAAAAAATATTCATATGGTCCGATGTATGTTGGTAAAAATTCTCAATATTGGTAGTCAATATCGATCGTATATTATCAACGGCCTGTCCCGTAGTTAATGTCCCTTGCGGAATTTTAAAATCCACAGGCATAGGAGTTAGTTCTACTGTTCCGATAGAATTTACTTTAAGGGATTGGTCCGCCCATACCGATTTATATTTGTTGCCGGTATACAGATTAGTTACACTATCAGCCGAATAACGTAGGGGAAACGATCGATTCTTATTATGTAAAATCTGTACACTATTTCCGGAATCTTCTATAATACAAAAGTTTCCAGTGGCGTTATTCTCTAATATACCTAAATCTGCATACCCTTTAACAAAACTTGTGCCACGTTGTTGCCATCCGTTATCACAGTTTAAAAACCCTGTAGATAACGGATAACTATTAGGAAAATTTAAATCGGGCGTTGACGAAATATTAAAAAACATTATCTCTTAGTAACAACTTCGTCTGCAAGTCCGTACGCAACTGCTTCCTCTGCTGATAGGAATGTGTCAAACTTCATAGCTTCGTAAAGTTCATCGTACTCTTTGCCTGCGGTGTTGTGACGTGCATACAGTTCAGTTAGGCGTTTATTAATACGAACGCTTTCTTCAAATGTACGCTTTGCATCTTCAAACTGCAAGTCTTGTACATGTACCGAACCACGTGTGCCAGGAGTACCAGAACTAACACGGTGAATCATTGTACGAGATTCCGGGAGTACTATTCGCTTACCTCGGGCTCCTGCTTGGGCAAGAAAACTGCCCATGGAGCAAGCCTGCCCCAAAACAATAGTGGATACGTCGGGCTTAATAAACTGCATTGTATCGTAGATAGCCAAGCCTGCTGTAACTGAACCGCCGGGGCTATTAATGTAGAATAATATGTCTGCATCTGGGTTTTCACTTTCTAAAAATAACATTTGTGCAACGATTAAACTTGAACTATGTTCGTTAACATCAGTGTCTAACATGACAATGCGGTCTCTAAGTAAACGGCTATAAATATCATAGGCACGTTCTCCATTGGATGTTTTTTCCAATACTGTAGGTACAAAATTAGGCATAATTCCTCTTTAGTTAATTAGTAAGATTAGTATAACAGAAATGCTATTGTATGTCTAGCACTTTGTGAAGTCTTGATGTTTAAACCAACGTTTCTGTCCGTGTGCTGTTTTTAAATTAAGACCGTAAAACTCAAATCGATCTCGCCATGCAAAAAAGCTAGGACCATGTGCACCACTATCAGTTGGCATACCGTAATCAAACCGGTGTATATCCCACTGATATTGATGTACCATTTCGTGACTTAGCGTTTGCATAAACCACTGTGGGCAAAACCATTTATCCATGATTTTAATAGTGCAATAACTACCGTTGCCTTGCTCTTCATCTTCCCACTGGCAAAATCCCCAGGTACTTCTACGGGTGCCTTGTTCAATTTCTGGCATTCTTAGAGAATTGTCAAAGCAATAACGGTTGATTATATTATATGCGTACTTAATGTCTGCATAACTGGGGCGGAATAGCTTACGACGTTGGTATGTAATGCTAGGTAAACTACCTTCCATTATATAACGTATCGGGTTTGGTCTTGCCATGTGAACGCCTCCATAGCTATTTACTCCTGGCTATGAAAGCGTTTATGTACTGCGTTAATGTTTAGTTGGGAATACTAGTTTGACCTACTACAGCACCAGGTTTTTGGATAGCTTCTGCTCTACGTGCTTGATATTCAGCATTATTAACAGGAAGTAAGTTGAGTGTGGACTTTGAGCCATCTGGTTGCACTACACTAACTTCTTTCCCCAATTGTGGAATTACTGGGGCAGAATCAGTTATAGGTTTATTACCGGTAATTTCATCAAGTTCCTTAAATGCATCTTTACTGCTACGAGCCGAGTCCTTAGAGTTTTTCATAATATTCGAAGAACCGATTGGGAGAGCTACTAGTACAAAACTACGGATTCGATTACCTTCTGCAACGTGTTTCATTTCTACCGTTTCTACACCAGTAATATCAATATCTGGGCAAATACTACGGATAGCCATTTCACTTTGCTCTGTAGTATTAACACCATCGTCCTTGGAATAGACTTTAGTTTGACTACGTACTTTACCACCTGCGGCTGTACAAATCTTAGCGTATGCAATTGCCTTGGCTTTCATATCTGCCATAGCAAAGTCTCCGGATGTTGCTGTTGCACTTTCGTAGACAGCGTTAGCCGACTTAGGAAGTTTACTCATCCATTCAGGTGCTTGGTCAATTGCTGATTGTTGCTGTTTTGGACTTGGTCCAGTTGGGTACAAATCTGCACGTGTTTGATATCCAGTAGTGCCACATGCACTTAACAGACCTGCTACGGATGCTACAATTAATAATTTCTTCATTTCATTTCCCCTTGGGATTTGGTTACGTTAACAACAGTTTAACATTTTGATCAATATTTGTCAATCACTCGCCACTTTGAATTTGGAGTGGCATCCATCTTACAAATTACACCTTGGTACAACCATAAATTTGCATTTTTGGTATCACGTTCAACAAACATACGGCACACACTACGTTTATACACAAAATCTTTACGTTCGGTAGGAATACTGTGTATATCAGTTTCGGACTGCCATATGATATCACCAATCCGAACTGCGTGTACGGTAATTTCAGGTAAATCACTACATACCATTTGAGTATCTGCACGAACACTCTGCGGAGTCATTTCTTCCAAGATACTTCCACGATTGATATCTATTGCTTGAGCACATGCTGTACCTTCATCTGGGCCGTAACCGGCACCTTCCGCTGTTTTCCAGTTGCCGCTTACTTGAACACGATATCGCATAACACATTTTTGTCCACGTAAATCCGGTGTAACTAACTTTTGCCAATCTACTGGTTGTCCTTGAGTTAATCTAATAGACGATCTTACATAACACTCAGCATGAATTATACCCGATGCTAGTGTTAGAAGTAATAGTAATAGTAGTTTTTTCATTTGTATCTATTAGGGTTATTGCAACCAATACGTAAACTCCAAATAACAACCTTGGCACGACTGTTATATTTGCGATCTTCCTCTGTTGGTAGATCTTCAGGATTCCTGCCGGTATAGCCTTTAAGATATAACTGTTGATTTATAGTTTCGCTAATTTGATCCACCCGTGAGCAATCATTGTCATGAACTACAATACTTTCAATATCTTGATATGACCATGCTCGTTGTTGGTAGGGAGTACGACTGGCGCATCCCACTAACCCAGCTATTAACAAGACAGCTAACAATTTCATTAGAACTGTGCCCGAGCTAAACGTGCTTCACGATTACGTTCCCAACTTGCATTAAGATCTGTATCATGTTTAAAAAGTTTGTAGTATGCACGATCCGTTACACCATTTCCTTCATTGATATAACCCTTTTCAATAAAGTCATAGTCAATGTCATAGCGTGGGATCAATGTTACTTGTGCATCTGCATCATGCAAGATCGGTAGTTGTTGCCACTGGAACAATAATCGTTGAATAGTCTGTTCCCATTGTGTCTTAGCCCATGGTGTCTT